ATTCACATTGCCGACTTCATAACCGCCCGGCATTGCGCTGATGATGTTGATCATCAATGTTTCGAGATTGTCCAAAGCTGCTGCATTGTTGGCATAACCCACAACACCGGTGACAGTTAAATTGACCTTGACTTTTGTTGTCGCGCCATTGATCAAAACGCTTTCCAGATAAGGTGCATCTGGAATTAAACAAATCGATGGGCTGGTCATTGTCTCTGGGATGCCGTTGTACACATTGGCAGCAATTGATGAAAGCGCGTTTTTAAGTGGTGTGCGGATCACCGATTCGATGCTCATTGGCACATCGTTTCAACATCAAGAAACGGGCCTAAAAGACCAATGACTCTATTGGAAAGGCTGCGGCCTAGAACAAATGGGCTAGGCTGAAAATTGTCTGACATGATTTGATTGCCGGGAGCTGTAATGCTCTGGAAAATCTCAACCGCTACAACCAAAATTGCGTTTTCAATCGGTGGTGTGTTCGCGTACAAAGCCGCTGCCGATCCACCGCTCAATGTCGCTGTTGCCGCTGGAATAAATGGCAATGGATAGGTTCTATCAGCTGCCGCTGTTGCAGCTGTAAATGTGTATGGCTCAATCCGATCATCGGTGACTGTGTAAGTCGCGCTGTAAGCTCCGGCCCCGGTAACAACAACAGATTGACCCGGCACAAAGTAATTTGGCCGCATTGTGGTGAAATAAATGACGGAATCACTCACATTGGCAAAAGTCACCGATGATTGGTATTGCGTAAGTAAAGGCAAAACTGTTTGCTCAGCTGAATCAATAAATGAATCCAACTGTGCATCGGAATACAAAGAAACCGAGACACCAAGAATTTGTCTGAGCTGTGAGGCTGTAACTATTGCTGGCATCTCGGTTCCTTTCGTGTCAGTAGCGTTCGGGAGCGACCGCTACCGATTTTGAGTTTGTTAAGCGAGGTTGTTCCATGTCGCGCCATTTGCAACCTTGGTTGCGAGTGCGCCATAGCCGTAATACAGAATGTCAATTGTTCCATCTGAATTGACATTGGTGCGAAGCGTAAAGCGTGGGCTTTCATACCATGTGTAGCTGTCTGGATTGATGACAACCATTGACAAATCGCCTTCGGCTGTTGTTGATCCAGCTGTACCGATTGAGCGTGAAACATGGAGGTTCAGACCCGGTGAAACCACACCGCGCAATGAGCCGTTTCCAACATTTCCAGCTTGGTTTGATGGATTAGCCGCGTTGTATAGCGGTGCTCCATTGTCGTTGTAACCCATGATGTTTCCCCATTGTGTTGGTGAAACTACAAGTGAGCGAGCGAATCCAAGTGATGCGCCATAAACATTTGCAACAGCCTTTGATGTGTATCCAAGGAATCCTGTTGCTGTGTTTGCTGCCTGTGCTGTTGTGTTTCCAGCTGCCTGAATTGCAGCTGTGACGAATTGATCTGTTTCCTTTGCATAAGCAAATTCAAGATTCTGGAGCAAAGCTGTCAAGTATTCTGGACGGCTGCGATCGATCAATTCGACTGTTGAAATTGCGCGGCCTTTGAAAGGCTTGACAGAAACAGAAAGAAATGTCGCTGATAGTGATGATTCAGCAATTGCTTGACCTTCATTGATCTGATCAACGACAGGCACCTCAGAAACCTTAGGAATTTCAAATGTCATACCTTCGCTCACTAGGCTTTCGCGGCTGATCGCATCGATCATGCCTCTGTCAGCGTTTGCAAGTGCGTTGATCACATTTGTGCTTTGTGGTGTTGGGATCATGCCGGGTGCTGTTGATGTTGTGTTGTCAGCTGCCTTGACATACTGGCGTGAATCCTCATCATGCAAAATGCTTGCCTTGAGGTAGTGCTCAAGGTAAGAAACCTTGTCCACGATTGGTGAGCGTGGTGCTGTGTAGTAAGCCGGGCGCGATGCTTGTACTGGTGCGACCTCTGGAGCTGCTACCGGTTCAACGGCAGGAGCTACTGGTTCGGTAGTGTTGTCCATCTTGTCTCCTTCATTTGGGTTTGTTGTCTCTGTAACTGTTTCAGTTTCAGAATCTTCTGATGCGGCTACCTCAGAAACGCGAGCTGATCGCACAGCTGGTTCAGTAACCAAAGCGACAGCTGTGAGCTGTCCATTGAGCACCTTCATGGTGCCGTCTTTTTGCATTTCGTAATTGTCCACGGCCAATTCAATTGAAAAGCCGTCACGCAATCCAGTCATTGCTTCTTCCAAAGCATCTGTGCCGGCTGTTGTGTTGGCAATCTTAAATGTAGCTGTCATTTCTTTGTCATTCACAGACATTGCAACGCTGCGGCCAATTCTGCGTGTGTTGTCGTGCTCAAGGTTCAAAAAAACATCTTGTGGCTGAATTGATCCGCGAGCAAAAACAACCTTGCCTGTTGATGCATTTGCGTGCTCATTAAAAGCAACGATGCGACCGCTGATTGTGCGTTCGTTCGAATCAGCTGCCGTGATTTGCATTGGTGTTGTCAGCTTCATGAGATCATGTCCTCCATTTGTCGAATTTCATCGGTAGTGATTGCACCGATTTCAAATAAAATTTTGTAAATTTCTGCACGCTCTTTTTCTGATCCGCGCAAATACGCTTTGAGATCGTATTCAACGCGCTGTGTCGATGGTGTGAAATCTGGCATGGATAACCTGCTGCTAATGCTGTTCATCAGCGGCAGCAATGAAAAATCCAACAAAGTTTGACGAGCCGTTTGAGCGTTTGCGTATGTCATGCTGGAGCCAGTTGGCGCGTCAATAAAATAGGCCGGAATACCCACGGCACGAGCTAGTTCGGTGGCAATGATTTCGCGTGCAGCATTAAGGCCGATTTGCTCTGGTGAAAATCCAACTGTTGTCAATTCAACATCAGCATTGAGAAACGCTGTGCCGCGATTTCTACGAGCTGCGCCCCATGCATCCAAAAGCTTTGCAATTCGATCAGCTGGCAATGCTGTGCCGTTTGATTTCAAAACCATTGATGGCACAGGCTCTTTTGCGTACATTGCAGCTGCTCTTTCAAGCTCTGCACCAGCTCGGATTGTGCGACCTGCTCGGTTCAATAAACCTTCATCGTTGCCGTAAAAAACCACAAGTGATCCAACACCGGTCATTGGCACGCGAGATCCATCGACTGTGTAATACTCAATTTGAGTGCCGATTGAATTTAAGAAAACGCCAACACGATTGGGAGCAACGCGCCACATTTGGCGCACACGACCTGTATCGGCAAATAAATCAATTATTTGAAAATACGAAAATCCTGTGAATAGTAAATCCTCACAAGCCCACACCCATGATGCTGCTCCTGGTACCCGCTTGTCCGGATCAGAAATCACAACAGGTTGATCAATGATTTGACCCGTTGTCTTATCACGAGTGATCAATGGAATTGTGGCGATTGAATTACAAATCATGTTGCGTGCGCGAGCAATTGCTGGCACAGACATAGCTTCTTCGCGGCTGACAATGTAATCAGCTCCACCAAATGGGAAAAATGCATCCAGCGTTGGAGCTGGCCCAATTTGTGCAGCTACATCGGCACCGCGGTCAATTGCCACAGCTTCAATGGTGCGCTTTCGATCAAATAATCCCATGAGCGGATTTTCTCAAAATGTCAAGCATCAACCCACTAAAATGTCGATTTCGGTTTCTGGGCGTGTCGCAAAGTGTGTACACAATGCGGCTGCTACGGCAGCGGCCACGGCCGTACCGCTCGCACGCCTTCCTATAACCCAACCGCCATCGCCTCTACGCAATTGCACAGCTGAAAGAATCTGCTCTGTAAGCTTTGATTGATTTCGATGTTTCAATCGACCCGAATTGATTGCACCCAACAATTCATCACAAGCTTGAGGATAGTCGGCATCCATGTCATGGATTGGAATACCAGCCGGCTGCATACGCGCTGCAACAGCACCGCTTGTGCGCCTTGAGTAAAGCAAATACTCAATTGGGTACTTTCGGCAATAGGAAGCTGCATCATTGGCAATCGCCCGATCATCAAGCTGGATTGTGTTTTCCCATGTATGCAACAGCTTTACAACAAATGACTCCGAGCCAAGCTTTTGGGCTGCGCACAATGCAGCATTTTTGCGATCCGGTGAAATGTCGATGGCCATCCATGTGAGCTTGTCCTCATCAAGGTCAATTGTTTCATCGCCACACTCTTGCCACTCTTTGGCTCCGACTACGCTGGAGATTGTCTGAACCCATCGATTCAAAACCTCTGTCATTACAACATCGGGAGGATCATTGAAAACAGCTCGGATGTTGTCCGGGTGGATTGTTATGTTGAGGCCGGGATTGGCCCACGCTGCATTTTCCAATGAAATTTCATCAGTCGGTGCTGACCACTCAAAATAGCCCACATCATCGCTTGCCCCACTAGCTGCCGCCAATCCTCTTTCGCGCAATTGGTTCAGAACCATTGAGTGAGAATCACCGGCCGAGCTGAAACAATTGACCTGTGGATTTTTGGCAGCCATCAAGGTGTACCGCATAGCTGCAAAAGTTTCCATGTCGTGCAATTCCCGGATTTCATCCATGTGGATGGTTTCCGGCTTTGACAATCCACGAGCTGCCGAACCTCCGGCTTTGATGATGAATCTATTGCCTTTGAGCGTTTGAATTTCCTCGGCTCCATGTTGCCAACGGATGCGCTTAACCTGATTGGCTAAATCCGCATTTTCCTCAATGATCTGCACAATGGCCCGAAATTGCTCAAGCGATGTGACCAATCTGTGAGCTGTGGAAACCTGCAACGATTCATCCCAATGAAAAAGACCCATCATGATTCTGGCCATCATGTAAGTGCTCTTACCATTTTGGCGTGCAACGCTGGCCACAGTCACGGGATGGTGATACCGCCCATCGGGCTTTACCTTGAGTGAGTGCTCGGCCAACCACTTTTGCCACGGCATAAATCCGTTTGGGAGAATCTGATCAGCAAAATCGATCAGTTCGAAGCCGCGTGATGGCAAATCATTGAGTGGTGAGTGGATTCGTGGAGCTGTTACCGGCAAAAAAACCGATTCCAGCCGATCTGAGCCTGTTTCAGCCGTTGAGGTATCAATCATGACCTGATCATCACTAATCATGACTTAACGACTCATTTTGGGGTATAAACAGACCATGGAGAGTCGGGGTCTTTTTTCCCTC